ATGGAATTTCAGGTTCAGTACCGCGACGGTCGCCGCTGGGTGGTCCTCGCGTCGCATCCGACCCGTAATGCAGCGCGTGACGATGCCGCTGCTCGCATTGCCTTTTTGGTCGCCGATGGTTGCAAGTATTGCGATTTAGTCCGCGATTTCCGCGTTCGTGGTGTCACCGTCGCGGAGGCCGCCTAATGGCACTGTCGACTGACACAAACGCACTTGCATTGCTCAGCGCTTCCTCGCTGACAGTTGGCTTCGGCCTTCTTCGCGTAGTCATCTGGATTCTTGACCATCGCGCCGATGCCTTACTTCGCGCGCACCGCGAACAGGTTTTCATCATCGCAAGCTACGTTTCCCTGGTCGCCAACGCGAAGCGCGAGGTTCGACATGCATAACCTCGACTGGTCCCAGTTCACGGTCTTTGATCATCTCATTGCGTGCTTGATGATCGCCGGGTTCGTCCTCTTCGCTGTTTTCGTACCCCTCGCATTGGTCTCGGCATTTGTCACCTTCGTTCGTGAGTGTGACCTGTGAGGCCGCTTCTCGCCCTTTGCCTACCCTTTTCACCGGTCGCAGCCTGCAATCAGACTGGTGCAGGCCCGGCGGAACCGGGTGGCCCGAGCAGTAACACGGGCCAAAAGTCTCAGACCCTCGAAGGTCTCTCGAAGCCGATTATCGATTTCTGCACTTTGGTTTTTGACACCGACAAGGCGATCAAGCTGCTCAAGCGCATGAACGGCCAGCAGATCGTCGCCTACGTCTTCGGGACATCTGGGAGCATCGTTGCTGGCCCCCTGCAGGAGCGGTTGTGGAACTTCAAGTACCAGCGCAGCGCCACGCTGATCGATGAAACCTCAAGCGTGTGTGGTCGTATTGGTGTCGCTGATACTGGCGAGGTCTGCATCAGCCTGACAGGGCAGGGCTGTAGCCAGGTTCCCAGTTGGCCGTATGTAGAGCGCATTGCCCAGGACCTCGGCGCACATTTGACCCGTGTCGATATCGCCATCGATGACCACGCTGGCAAGTGGTTCGATGTGCAGCAGTTCCGCGACGCCTACCACGATGGCGCCTTCACCATGAACGGCCGACCGCCTCACGCCAAGCACATCAGCGACGAGGGCAACGCCAAGGGTTGCAGCTTCTACGTTGGCCAGAAGGGTCACAAAGAGCTGTGCATTTACGAGAAGGGCAAGCAGCTCGGCGACCCTGACAGCGACTGGACACGCTGTGAATTGCGTCTGTACGCCAAGCGCATCGATCTGCCGCTGGGCGCTCTGGTCGATCCGGGTAAGTACTTCGCGGGTGCGTACACGGTGCTTGCCGACCTTGTCATTGGCGAACTGACGCGCCTGCAGCTCAAGGAGCGCATGGTCAATCCGTCCGTCAAAGCCATGGTCGATTTCATCGACACCCAGGCGGGCAGTGCCCTGCGTGTTCTGTGGAACGCGCTCAACACGCGCAGCCACGAATATGCGGTTGCCGTGCTGGATCGATATCTCACGCACGACGGTGTACCGGGGCGTTTCAAGAACCTGCAACAGCTCGATCTGGAGATACGGATCTCCAACCAGTTGGATGAGCTGTTCCCGGAGTGCGCCGACTGAAATTCGCTGCGCGTCGTTATGGCCACCGACGTGGGTAACAGCAAATGTGGTCAAGAGAATCTCCCGGATCGTCGGGATCAATCAAACCTAAAAAGGGTTACACCATGAGCGCAATCAAGGTCACAGTGTTGAATAGCGAAGTCGATGAGCGTGGCGGCACGTTCGAAGATGACAAGGGCAAGGAGCGCAGCTACACCACGCGCAAGCAGAAATGCCGCCTTGAGGTGGATGGGTTCGTGTATCCCTACGAGGCACGGTTGGAAGACGGTCAGAACCCGTTCGCACCTGGTGAATACGAGTTGGATGTTGCCGGCATGCTGCAAGTCAACAAGGGCAACATCGCGCTGGGCAAGTTCGCCAAGCTCAAGCCCCGGCAGCCATCTTCCCCGCGCGCGGCGGCTTAAGTCATGGCCGTGTGCGTATCGCTGCAAGCAGATGGCACGTTGAACCGCGCTGACAAAGCCAACATCGCCTTGGGCAAGTTTGCCAAGCTGAAGCCCAAGTCCGCGCAGCGCCAGGCAGCGTAATGCATGTCTACGCCTGAGCCGCTCTACGTCGTCGGTTGCGCTGCGCAAAACATGCAGCAGGACGGTACGTGTTCGGTTCCTGTGTGGATGCCGTACCACCAGCCAGTTCTTCCGCCCCTGGATCTGGCCGATGGAACTATTGTCGCGTTTGCCATCATTTCGATGTGGGCGATAGGGGTTAAAGCGCGTCTCGTATTCCGCGCGGCGCGTGTAGGGGTCTACTGATATGGAGAGAGAGTTATGAAGAACGTTGTCAATGCTGCACGTCGTTTTGCTTCCACCACCACCGCCAAGGTCGGTGCTGGTGCGTCCACGCTGCTCGCATCGGGTGCCGCATTCGCGGCCGATTCTGCATCGCCCGGTGCTGCCATTGCCGGCGAGTTGTCCGGTGGCAAGACCGATATGGGGTTGGTCATCGCCGCCTGCGCCATCCTCATTGGTGTCGCGATTGTGTGGGCTTACATCAAGCGCGTGAAGTAAGCGCCGGGTCGTGTTGTATCACAAGGGGCGCGCGGAAACGTTCGCCCCTTTTTTCTAGGTGAAAGGGGGGAGTTATGGGTTACTTCGTACTGATTGGATTGCTCGGCTGCGCTTGGCTCGCATTCGAGGGCATGTGATGCGCTGGCTCGCGCGCGTGTTTGCATCTGCAGTCGCTCGGCGCTGTGCTTACGTCATCGTTGCATTCTTGTTCGCTGCGCTCGGCGTGGACAATGCGCGTGCGGAGGACGTTCCACCTTGTACCGCGACTAGCAGTCCGCTTTGTTCGCAAGGTCAGGCGTATTCCTTGGCTGCTGCTGATGCTAGCGCTGATCGGTATTGCACGACAGTTGGTTCATGGTCCATGCTGAGCTATCAGGTTTACTTGGATGGCGGAAATCGCTACGGCGTTGAGGTGCGTTGTCGACGAAAAGAGGATAGTTTCGAGACAGGCTTTCGTAATAGCCGGCGTTGGATGTTCGACCCGTCCAAGACATGCCAGGCGAGTCCATCAGCAATCACACAGTTTCTTCCGCTTAATGGCTCTAGCCAATGCTGGAACGGTTGCGAAGTGAAGTACCGCCAGAACGGTGACGATGAGACCAGCACTCGCAGTCCTACTGGTGCGCTGTGCGACCCTGACTACAAAAAAAATTGCCCTGTAGGTACGTTCTGGAATGGTTACATGGGTGTGTGTCAGCCCATCGAGCCAAGTTGCCCCGAAGGTCAGGTGAAGCAAGACGGTGTATGCAAGCCTGAGAACAAATGCCCACAAGGCATGATTGCTGTGCAAGCGTCAACGCCTGGTGCAGTCGCGCAGGGATCGCTTTATTGCGCACCTGAAAAAGAGGAATGCCCGCCAGGCACCATCATGTCGCCTGCCGGCAAATGCCTGCCAGGGGAGGGTCAGTGCGCGAAGGGTGAAGCACCCGGCAAGGATGGCACCTGCAAACAAGACAAGGATGGTGACGGCAAGGGTGATGAGGACGGCGGCGACGATGGCGGCAAAGGCGAAAAAGACGAAGCATCTGGTGGTGATGATTGCGAGACACCGCCCAGCTGTAGTGGCAATGCCATTCAATGTATACAGGTGAAAATTCAGTGGCGCATCGACTGCAATACGCGGCGCAGTCAGAACATCAGCGGCGGTAGTTGCGATGCTGTACCTGTATGCACCGGTAATGCCTGCGATGCGATGGAATACGCGCAGTTGATGCAGCAGTGGCGCTCAACGTGTGCACTCGAAAAGCTCGCCAAGGGTACCAACGCAAGCGGTAGTTCAACTGACAAGAATGGTAACGGCGTTGCCGATGCTCTTGAGGGCAGCGGCAATGTCACCGATCCAGGTGATGGAAAATCTGATATTGATGGCGCAAAGAAATTCGGTATCGGCGTGTCAACATCGAAGCTTGATACCGAAAACATTTTTGGCAATTCGTCATGCCCGCAGCCGCCAAGTTTTACCATCAAGGGCACTACGATCAATGGCGCTGATTTCCCATATTTCTGTCAGGCCGCTGCGATCTTGCGCGCCCTGATTCTGATGTATGGCGCATATCTGGCAATCCGAATTTTAATGGGCTGGGGGTTCTGACATGGGCATGGTCTGGGAGTGGATCACTAAGGGTGTTCTCTTTTTGCTTGGCAAGCTGAAGGATGTTGCTGCAGGAATTGTCGGCAAGATCCTCGGTACGTTTGGTTTGACGCTTGTGTCATTTGAGGCCGTTCTTCCGAGGCTGAAAGAATTCATCACGACCAACATCTCTGGCCTTGATGGTCCCGCAGGTCAGATGCTTGGTTACCTTGGCATCGGTACAGCGATGTCTATGGTGCTCTCTGCGCTCACGGTGCGCATGGCGTGGAAAGTCTTCCTCGTACCCAAAAGCGTGGCTGATACCTTGGGAGCGAACCAATGATCTATTGGTTCACGGGTCAGCCTGGTCATGGCAAGACGCTGCATGCCATCGAAAAATTGCTTGAGTACAAGGATCAGGGCCGCATGACGTTTGCGTGCAATATCCGCGAATTCGACTACGCAAAAACGGGCGTTCTTGAGATGACGCCACAGCAGTTCTGCGACTGGCCTAATTTTTTGCCCGATGGCGCTGTCGCCTTGGTCGATGAAGCCTACGAACACAGCATGTTGCCTAAGCGCCCCCCTGGTTCCAGGGTGCCGCATCACGTCGAGCAACTTGCAAAGCATCGGCATCGCGGTCTTGATTTCATCTTCGTTAGCCAATCGCCTGACAAGCAATGCGATCAGTTCGTGCATGATCTGATCGAACGCCATGTACATGTGCGTCGTCGTTTTGGTACCCAGTTCGTGCACTTGCGCGAATTTGATCGATTTGAGTCTCGCCCAGAGAAGGCTAACCCGCTCATTGTCAGGCGCAAGAAGCTGCCCACGCGTCCCATGGGCACCTACAAGTCAACCGAGCTTGACACCACTGAGCGAAAGATTCCTTGGTACTACATTGCGCTGCCTATCTTCTTGGTGGCGGCAATTGTGATGATGTATGTCGCGTTTGGCAGGATGGGAAACAGACTAGGTGGCGAGGCGATAACGCCAGAGACAAACGCCGCGCAGTCGCAAGCTGTCCCACGCGACGGAGCGTCAGCGACGGCGCGCGGGACAGCGCAGCCCGCCAAGGCGATGACTTCTGCCGAATACGCCAAGCGATTCTTGCCGCGTATCCCGTCCGAGCCGTGGAGCGCACCCGCATATGACGACAAGTTGTCGCTTCCGAGTGAGCCGCCGCGGTTGTTTTGCATGTCTTCGCTCACTGGTAACAACGCCAGCGGTGACCGTATCGGCCCCACTTGTACATGTCTGACAGAGCAGGGCACGCAGTATGTGCTGGATCAGCAAACATGCCGCTATATCGCCCGGCGCGGCCAGTACGAGCCATATCGCGCACGCCGCGATGATCGCTATGTTGATGGCCCAACACAGATTGATCGTGGTCTAGATAGCATCGCCGAGCGAGGGCATGGCGTCACAAGCATTGATCGTGGTAACCGTCATCAGGGCACGTTCCCCGAGTCTCCCGGCTACACCACGTCCACTAGCGTGCCGTCCACAGGCATTCAGCTATGAACAGCATCGACCACCCTGGCCCATTTGCGTCTCCCTGTCCTAGTCCTTCTGGCCATGACGCTTCTGTGTCTCTACAACGGCAATGCCTGGGCACTCCTTGCGATTCCTCTCATCGAGGATGGGCATCGCAATTGGAAGCTTCCCCGCTTCCGGTGGGCGTTTTATGCCTATTACGTCGCGCACCTGGCCGTTTTCTGCCTTCTCAAAGAAAATTTGCTATCCTGAAACCGCTACAGCAATTCAGGGCGCTTAACATTTATCGCAACGGAAAGCAATAATGCAATAATCATGCCATTTATAAAATGTTCATCTTTAGTTTTGATTATGTTCATATTTTCGCCAAATGCTGACGCTCAGCAGGTTCATAAGTGCAGGGAGCGCGGCCAGGTTGTCTATCAATCCGCGCCGTGTGCTGCCGGCCCTGCTGAAAAGGTTTGGGCGGCCACGCCGGTCGCTGAGCCAACCAACGCCGAACTTTGGCGGCGCTATCGCATTCAGAAACAGCTAGATCGGCGTTATGCAGCTGATCGCGCTTCCGCTTCTGCTGCCTATGTCTCCGGATCTTCATCCGGCAGTGCATGCGAATCTGCAAAGCGTAGCCGTGCCACTGTCTATGAGGCTGCCGGGGTTCATCGAGATTTTGCTTTGTCTAGCCAGTGGGACAACGCTGTGCAAGACGCCTGCAAGTAATCGGGGTGTAGGGGCAGCGCCCCTACGGATAACGCCTCACCCGCGCCGTTGGCGTCTGCGCCCGCGTCCAGTTCGGCCAACTGGTGGCTCCCAGCCCCCGAGCCATCCACTACTGCAGACCGCTTTTCGCGCCTGCGCCGCAGCACATCCCGCAGGTAGATCACGTTGTCGTCTGCAGAAATCCGCGACCCCGGAGACCTTGTGGCAGTAGGCGTTCGCGGGTTCGCCGAGCGCGCATTGCGTTCTTCGGACATAATTCTGACGCGTCATGAAATATCCGTTTCGTGTCGTTGACAGCCCCTGCGGGGCGCAGTCACAGGGGCGCGGCTTTGCGCCTGGATCTGTCAGTTCGCATGTAGCCGGGGTGTAGGGGCAGCGCCCCTACGGATAACGCCTCACCCGCGCCGTGGACGCCGCCGCCCCCGTCCAGTCGGGCTGCGCTTGCCGCTGTCGGCTAACCCCGGATCCCTCCCCACTGATAACCGCTTTTCACGCCTGCGCCGGAGGACGTCCTGCAGGTAGATCACTTCTTCGTGTCGTTGACAGCCCCTGCGGGGCGCAGTCACAGGGGCGCGGCTTTTCGCCTATATCTGTCAGTTCGCATTCATTGGTGGTGCAGGGGCATGTGCCCCTGCGATAAAGCTCATCCAGCCATCGTGCCGAAGTGTCTATCTCGCCAGCTACTCAGATTCACGACGACCACCTTTACTGTTTGTTCCGCAAACCGTTTTTTCGCCGCTTCGGCCTTCCGTCTGCTCGCATAGCCTGCAAGTCGTAGTTCCATCGAATCTCGCCATACAAGGCCTTTCAGGCGTTCCGGTGTCATCCGATCACCGTCCGGACTCACGAGGTAATTGCCTGCAATTCGCCATCCAATGAAACGGCCGTTCAGATACTCACACATGCTTCTATGCTTCCTTTCGCCGGGGACTTTCGTCTGGGAAGAAAGGATGCTAGCAGCAGCTTTATCAAGCCGCCGTAATAGCTCAGTCCGCTTCCAAACGTTTTACATAATATACATTATGCGAAATGCGAAATCGTACTGTTGACGCTGCTTTGCACCGTCGCGGTCTATTACTGCAGCCCACTCCACAGGAAGCGGACTGGACAATGACCTTTGACACCTACGAGCGCGTAGACCTGACCGGCCCTTGGGCCGGTGATTGCCGCGCAGGAAATGCCCCCGTTCCCGCAGGCATACACCCCATTTGCCGCGGACATACGCCGCACATTTCTCGGAGCCTGGACAAGTCGCCCCAGCTTTGATGGAACGACGGAAAAAACGCCCCGGAGTTGACCAGAACAGCCGCCAGTACTGAAATCTGGACCTTAAGTTCCAGCAGCGCTGCTCCATAGGACGACAAGTTCCTGCAGCTCTGGACCTGGTTCATCAGCGAGCTTCTATCGCTTCGCGGCGGCTTCGATCGCAGCGTGTGCGCGCCATCACTTGGTCGTGCGAAATCGTCGGCCGCGTGTCGGCCATGGCGCGCTCGATCTTCGCCCGGAACCACCAGTCGTAGTCGGCGGCTTCGGTGGACTCAAATTCGGAAACACGGGGATCGAGCTTGGCCATGCCTACTTCAAGATGGAACGACGGAAAAACTGCCCCGGATTCGCCAAGATTGCATACCGATGGCGGCGGTTGCGAGTGCAATGACCTCCTTGAGGCCAGATCGGCCTAGTGTTCCCAGACCTTAGTAGAAGTCACTGCGGCTTTGTTGGTAGCTCTCGAAGGCTTGCTCGATCTCCGTATCAGTGGGATCTCGGTAGATCGAGCCACTGGACTGTTGCAATCGATGAGTGACACGGTACCAGCCCCGAAAATCGTCGAAGGAAAAGACGAAGCCCGACTTGGCAACAACGTCCTCTGGAGGAAGCGCAGGTTCATCCTTTAGCCTTTTCACCACGCCGGCCGCAGCATCTGCTGTCGCGATTGCTGTGCCCTGGCCTTTATCAAGATGGAGGGAAAATGTTGCAGCCCATACCTGAGGCACAGCCTGAGACAACAGCCATGATCGGTACTGCGGATCTAGGGCCTGTTAACATTAATGTCTCGAGCGATTAAACTATCCTGATTAGCCCTGACCTTCAGCTGCAGCACCTCCGCGCTTATCGCTAAACCGGCCCAATGCCAGGCCGCCATGGGGCCCTGGCTGAAAGAACTTCGCACCGGCTCCTCGCGTCAGGAGCGCCAAGATCAGACATCATGGAACACATCGGTAAAACGAAGCTATTTGCAGGACTGCAACAAAAATCCAGCTGAGGGTCAGGGCTAATCAGTTAAACTATTGGGCATGGAGATCACGCCAGCACAATTTGCACTCATCGAGCATTGCCTACCTTTGCAACGCGGCAATGTCAGCATGACCAACCTGCAGGTAGTCAACGCCCTTCTTTACGTCGCAGAGCATGGCTGCAAATGGCGCGGTCTGCCCGAGCGCTTTGGCAACTGGCATACGGTGTACACGCGCATTAACCGTTGGGCCAAGTCCGGTGTGCTGGACCGGATGTTCGCCCAATTGCAGACCTGCCAGATCGTGCGCATCAAAATCGAAGCGGTCTCGCTGGACTCCACCAGCATCAAGGTGCATCCGGATGGCACTGGCGCATTAAAAAAAACGGCCCACAATCCATCGGGAAATCGCGCGACGGATGGAACACCAAAATTCATATGGTTGCCGCAGATGCTCGAACAGCCATCACGTTCGGATTGACGCCTGGCAACGCACATGACGCACCCGCAGGCCGCGCGTTGCTTGAACACCTGGGGCCAGTGGAGCGGCCGGTTCATCTGCTGATGGATCGCGCTTACGAAGGCAATGAAACCCGCCAGTTGGCGCTCGATCTTGGCTTCGTGCCGGTGGTTCCACCCAAGTCCAATCGGGTCGATCCTTGGGAGTACGACAAGGAAATGTACAAGCGGCGCAACGAAGTGGAGAGGCTGTTCCGTCGCTTGAAGGGCTACCGACGGATTTTCACGCGCTTCGAGAAGCTGGATGTCATGTCCCTTGGCTTCCTCAGCTTCGTTCTGATCGTTGATGGGCTTCGGATGTGTTAACAGGCCCTAGTGGAACTTGGCCTTACGTATGCCCTAACCTACCCGAGGCACTGGAGGGCCCACTGTGAGCCATTATAAGTTTGACGACAGAACAAGGAATGTCGTCGCCAAGAGCGCGATGCTCATCTGCTCAAATCCGCACTGCTTGCGATTTACAGGCTACTTGACGACGCGGGGGCGACGTGCGTGCAATCGCGCAAGCTGCACACATCCTTCCCAATGCAGGCAATGGCCCTAGGGCGGATCTTGTGGATGCATATCCACAGTTAGATCGCGCAAGTGCCGAGAACGGCATCTGGCTATGTAACATCTGTCATTCAAAGGTCGACAGCGACCCAAGTTATTACACTCCAGAGCGGCTCTTCGGATGGAAGGCTGGTCACCAAGTCCTAATCCAAGGAATGGTCGGGCTTGATCTCGAGTCGGCGCTTATTGAGCTTCGAAACACCAAGAGGTGTCACCAGGAGACCAGGGAACTCCTCTCCTTCTTAGACGATAGGCGCATGTTGTACGAAGGGCTCGATCACGAATTCCCACCTCGGGTCCTGCAGTCCATCGAGCTCATGCGGGCAAAAATTATCCAGACCCGCGCCCAGGTCTCACCAGCGTCCAAGGTCGCCGCCGCACTCGGAGGCATGCAAAGCCTGATCAACCAGTTTATGCGGAACGTTGGACCGCGCGTCGACCTCAACGATCTGCGCTGTGACAGTCGCGACCCGGTCTGGGTCAACTTCAGCGAGGCGCTGCTTCAGTTCCGAAGCGAAATGATCGTCATTGTCGCCTTCCTTGCCGAGGGCTCTGGCTATGAAGTTATGCATGTCTACTGATGGCTCGAAACGCTCCCCGCCGGCCGCGGGTCCTACGCCACAGATAATCCTTCATCGATGCGGTCGCAGGCGCCATTTCGGCACCCTTCCACCACGCCGGGACGGCGACTTCCTGAAACATTCCAGCAGGATGGGGCCGCGCCTTAGGAACGCCCTACCCCGATATGCAGCTAATCCCCTCGTGAGCTACCGCTAGATTCGGGCGCGTGCCGATCAGATGCACGATTAGCGCGTGAGGGCACGAGTCTGTCGATCGGCGATATCCGAGCCGGCTTTGCAGGTGTGGGTTCCGCCTGAGGTTGCCCGCTCCCGGTACGCAGAACCTGGACACGGGCGCGGCCTGCGACCGAACGGACTACCCCCGATAAATCAATCTAATCCCCTGACCAGTTCCTACTACCGCTTTGGCTTTTGCGTGAGCGCCGAACCTGCTGCTGTTCGTGCAGCCTTACTTGAACCGGAGCTATTAAGCGCCTTGGATGCCGCGGTAGCTGCGCGACTGGAAGTGGTATTTGTCGTAGTGCGCTGTGACAATGCAGAACCAGCGGCCGATTTGGCAGACTTGCTCGACCCACTGTCGCGCAGCACCTTCGATGCAGCTGATGCTGCGCGCTTACTTGTTACTTCCGACTTGGCCATCTTTAGTCTCCACTTGTTGTCTAATTTTCTGGGCTATGTCGTTGGTCGATGGTTCGTGTAATACGAAAAAGGCAATGATGATTAAGAGTGCAGTGAAGACGATAGAGCCGATAACTCCGCCAAGAACGTTCATTCCCAGCTGAGGACCCCATCGCCCTAACTTCTGTATCTCAGCAACGACAATTCCCTGAGCAATTTCCTTACGATAGGCGTCATCGAATTCTTCGACGGCCTGTGCTCCGTAGGTACTCAGCGCCGCCTCTGCTTCGGCCTTTGCCCTAACGATGGCGCTCTGCGGCTGCGATTCGTACCATGCTTGAACGTCCGCGGCCGTCGGAGAGCTTCCCGACGTTTCTAATCGATGCTTTGCCCAATCGATTCGCTGCTGCTCAATGACTGCGAAGGCCAGAAGGCCTAGTAACCAATTCTCATCCGATTCGTCTACCAGTTCTCGGTAGATATCGTCTGGTCCCGAGTACTTTGGCATCTTGCCCCCCCCCCCGGTTATGTTTGCGGAAGAGTCTGCCACACTCAACGACGTCGCGCGAGCGAGATCGGGTTGACAGGCAGACTAGGGCCTGTTAACATTAATGTCTCGAGCGATTAAACTATTGGGCATGGAGATCACGCCAGCACAATTTGCACTCATCGAGCATTGCCTACCTTTGCAACGCGGCAATGTCAGCATGACCAACCTGCAGGTAGTCAACGCCCTTCTTTACGTCGCAGAGCATGGCTGCAAATGGCGCGGTCTGCCCGAGCGCTTTGGCAACTGGCATACGGTGTACACGCGCATTAACCGTTGGGCCAAGTCCGGTGTGCTGGACCGGATGTTCGCCCAATTGCAGACCTGCCAGATCGTGCGCATCAAAATCGAAGCGGTCTCGCTGGACTCCACCAGCATCAAGGTGCATCCGGATGGCACTGGCGCATTAAAAAAAACGGCCCACAATCCATCGGGAAATCGCGCGGCGGATGGAACACCAAAATTCATATGGTTGCTGCAGATGCTCGAACAGCCATCACGTTCGGATTGACGCCTGGCAACGCACCTGACGCACCCGCAGGCCGCGCGTTGCTTGAACACCTGGGGCCAGTGGAGCGGCCGGTTCATCTGCTGATGGATCGCGCTTACGAAGGCAATGAAACCCGCCAGTTGGCGCTCGATCTTGGCTTCGTGCCGGTGGTTCCACCCAAGTCCAATCGGGTCGATCCTTGGGAGTACGACAAGGAAATGTACAAGCGGCGCAACGAAGTGGAGAGGCTGTTCCGTCGCTTGAAGGGCTACCGACGGATTTTTCACGCGCTTCGAGAAGCTGGATGTCATGTTCCTTGGCTTCCTCAGCTTCGTTCTGGTCGTTGATGGGCTTCGGATGTGTTAACAGGCCCTAATGCCTCGGAAGCTCCCTTCCCCGATAACGCTTCCTAATTCCCTACCCCGCCCAATGCCTGCTTCCGGCCAGAAGCAGCCGGTCACGGTAACGTCATTTGCGGGGCTCCGTAAATCTGCCGGTAGGCGACATGCTGGCATAGCACGTATACGCATGCAGGTCTCTCAAAGTCCGCATTGAATAAACGGATTTACCAGAAACTGTAGAGACTCTCGATCAAGGTGCCCTCGTCGAGCCCTGCGGCGTGGGTGGTCGCCATCCTGCGACAGGGCCTACGTGGACGTCTATGCCGTAAGCATAGCTCTGTTGCTTGTACGGCGGTCCCAAATAGAGGATGGCAGAGCAGTCAGCAGCAAGTTCGCGGTATAGCCTGTTCTCGCTTGCGCAGCTAAAAATCAACCCAACATTCAGCCGCTCCTCTCCGCTGGTTGCCTCGACCTTCACCCAAAGCCCTTTTTCGTCGGGCTCGCCCATTTGCACCTGCCATCCAGCGTCTCGCAGTGGCCGGACCAGTTCCTTAATGCATTCTTCACTAATTCTACTGTGTTACTAAATACGAATCCGTTGGTAAGGTGAGACCCCGCAACACGGGCAGTGTGGGAGGCTTCTGGCGATAAGCCTAGCCAGTCCGAAGGCCAGCGTGGCAATCGAGTTGGGATGGTGACGTTGCATTGGGGCCAGACCCGCGCGGGCGGACACTTTTGGATACTGCAGGCATCTTGAATGCGACGGAGTTTTTTTTTACTGCGCAGGCGCTCGCGCATCAAGAACCCGTATGCGGCGATGCACAGACTGGCGTGATGGTGAAAACCACGCCAGTTGCGCCCTTCATAGTGATGCAGGCCCAACTCCGACTTCAGCTCCTGATAATCGCGTTCAATCCGCCATCGGCCTTGTGCCGTGGCAACCAGTGTCTTGACCGGCGTTTGCTTTGGTCGCGTCGAGAACCAGTAAATGCAACGTCACCATCCCAACTCGATTGCCACGCTGGCCTTCGGACTGGCTAGGCTTATCGCCAGAAGCCTCCCACACTGCCCGTGTTGCGGGGTCTCACCGTACCAACGGATTCGAATTTAGTAACACAGTAGAACTGACTCGCTGTCAGCACAGAAATTTCTCACAACCCTCTGCCGATCCTCCATGCGGGTCCGGGATCGCCTTCATGTCTGCGCCTCACCCTGGTCGTCGAGGGTTTCCAGGATCACCCGAAGTTGTGTACTGCCATGCGGCCTCGGAAGCTATGTAGGGACCACAGACCGCTAGTCTGGAGGCAACCATGTAAAGAGGTATGCCTGATGGATCCCATTCGTTCGCGCACGCCAAGTCCTGCCCGCGAGCTTCTGCCCGGACCCCAACCGGATAGGGTTCAGCCGACTGCAGATCGGGGGGGGACTCCGCCTGCTGGCGGCCCCCTGGATGGCTTGCCCGTTCGGCGGACGATGTCCCGGACCCGGCTGCCATCTCCCCCTGCACCCTCGCCTGCGTTCTCGGCGGGCAGCTTCAGCGATCTGCTCCGTCAGTTCGATCCGTCGCTTCTTGATACATCGCTTCTTGATTCGATGCCTGCCGTCGGCACGCCGCATACAGCGGCTGCCCCAGCAGAGTGGGATGAGGTGCAATCGGGTCTGCGTGCAGCCGATGACCCGCCACCCACTGTGCGTGTCGCTGTCACTGCCGCGCGGCCGCCGCGCGCCAAGCCGGCCCCGCGACGGCGTGCGGCGCAACCCTCCGACGCTTCGCCGGCCGCGCAGGTGGATCTACGCACGCTCGGCTACAGTCAGCAGCAGCAAGAGAAGATCAAACCGAAGGTGCGTTCGACAGTGGCGCAGCACCACGAGGCACTGGTGGGCCATGGGTTTACACACGCGCACATCGTTGCGCTCAGCCAACACCCGGCAGCGTTAGGGACCGTTGCTGTCACGTATCAGGACATAATCAGGGCGTTGCCAGAGGCGACACACGAAGACATCGTTGGCGTCGGCAAACAGTGGTCCGGCGCACGCGCCCTGGAGGCCTTGCTCACGGAGGCGAGGGAGTTGAGAGGTCCGCCGTTACAGTTGGACACAGGCCAACTTCTCAAGATTGCAAAACGTGGCGGCGTGACCGCAGTGGAGGCAGTGCATGCATGGCGCAATGCACTGACGGGTGCCCCCCTGAACCTGACCCCGGACCAAGTGGTGGCCATCGCCAGCAATATTGGCGGCAACCAGGCGCTGGAGACGGTACAGCGGCTGTTGCCGGTGCTGTGCCAGGCCCATGGCCTGACCCCGGACCAGGTCGTGGCCATCGCCAGCAATGGCGGCAAGCAGGCGCTGGAGACGGTGCAGCGGCTGTTGCCGGTGCTGTGCCAGGACCATAGCCTGACCCCGGACCAGGTCGTGGCCATCGCCAGCAATATAGGCGGCAAGCAGGCGCTGGAGACGGTGCAGCGGCTGTTGCCGGTGCTGTGCCAGGACCATGGCCTGACCCCGGACCAGGTGGTGGCCATCGCCAGCAATAGTGGCGGCAAGCAGGCGCTGGAGACGGTGCAGCGGCTGTTGCCGGTGCTGTGCCAGGACCATGGCCTGACCCCGGACCAGGTGATGACCATCGCCAGCAATAACGGCGGCAAGCAGGCGCTGGAGACGGTGCAACGGCTGTTGCCGGTGCTGTGCCAGGACCATGGCCTGACCCCGGACCAGGTGGTGACCATCGCCAGCAATGGCGGCGGCAAGCAGGCGCTGGAGACGGTGCAGCGGCTGTTGCCGGTGCTGTGCCAGGCCCATGGCCTGACCCCGGACCAAGTGGTGGCCATCGCCAACAATAACGGCGGCAAGCAGGCGCTGGAGACGGTGCAACGGCTGTTGCCGGTGCTATGCCAGGCCCATGGCCTGACCCCGGCCCAGGTCGTGGCCATCGCCAGCAATAGCGGCGGCAAGCAGGCGCTGGAGACGGTGCAGCGGCTGTTGCCGGTGCTGTGCCAGGCCCATGGCCTGACCCCGGACCAGGTGGTGGCCATCGCCAGCAATGGCGGCAAGCAGGCGCTGGAGACGGTGCAGCGGCTGTTGCCGGTGCTGTGCCAGGCCCATGGCCTGACCCCGGACCAGGTGGTGGCCATCGCCAGCAATAGTGGCGGCAAGCAGGCGCTGGAGACGGTGCAGCGGCTGTTGCCGGTGCTGTGCCAGGCCCATGGCCTGACCCCGGACCAGGTGGTGGCCATCGCCAACAATAACGGCGGCAAGCAGGCGCTGGAGACGGTGCAGCGGCTGTTGCCGGTGCTGTGCCAGGCCCATGGCCTGACCCCGGACCAGGTGGTGGCCATCGCCAGCAATAGTGGCGGCAAGCAGGCGCTGGAGACGGTGCAGCGGCTGTTGCCGGTGCTGTGCCAGGACCATGGCCTGACCCCGGACCAGGTGGTGGCCATCGCCAGCAATGGCGGCAAGCAGGCGCTGGAGACGGTGCAGCGGCTGTTGCCGGTGCTGTGCCAGGACCATGGCCTGACCCCGGACCAGGTGGTGGCCATCGCCAGCCACGATGGCGGCAAGCAGGCGCTGGAGACGGTGCAGCGGCTGTTGCCGGTGCTGTGCCAGGACCATGGCCTGACCCTGGACCAGGTGGTGGCCATCGCCAGCCATGGCGGCGGCAAGCAGGCGCTGGAGACGGTGCAGCGGCTGTTGCCGGTGCTGTGCCAGGACCATGGCCTGACCTCGGACCAGGTGGTGGCCATCGCCAGCCACGATGGCGGCAAGCAGGCGCTGGAGACGGTGCAGCGGCTGTTGCCGGTGCTGTGCCAGGACCATGGCCTGACCCCGGACCAGGTGGTGGCCATCGCCAGCCACGATGGCGGCAAGCAGGCGCTGGAGACGGTGCAGCGGCTGTTGCCGGTGCTGTGCCAGGACCATGGCCTGACCCTGGACCAGGTGGTGGCCATCGCCAGCCACGATGGCGGCAAGCAGGCGCTGGAGACGGTGCAACGGCTGTTGCCGGTGCTGTGCCAGGCCCATGGCCTGACCCCGGACCAGGTGGTGGCCATCGCCAGCAATAGTGGCGGCAAGCAGGCGCTGGAGACGGTGCAGCGGCTGTTGCCGGTGCTGTGCCAGGACCATGGCCTGACCCCGGACCAGGTGGTGGCCATCGCCAGCAATGGCGGCAAGCAGGCGCTGGAGACGGTGCAGCGGCTGTTGCCGGTGCTGTGCCAGGACCATGGCCTGACCCCGGACCAGGTGGTGGCCATCGCCAGCCACGATGGCGGCAAGCAGGCGCTGGAGACGGTGCAGCGGCTGTTGCCGGTGCTGTGCCAGGACCATGGCCTGACCCTGGACCAGGTGGTGGCCATCGCCAGCCATGGCGGCGGCAAGCAGGCGCTGGAGACGGTGCAGCGGCTGTTGCCGGTGCTGTGCCAGGACCATGGCCTGACCTCGGACCAGGTGGTGGCCATCGCCAGCCACGATGGCGGCAAGCAGGCGCTGGAGACGGTGCAGCGGCTGTTGCCGGTGCTGTGCCAGGACCATGGCCTGACCCCGGACCAGGTGGTGGCCATCGCCAGCCACGATGGCGGCAAGCAGGCGCTGGAGACGGTGCAGCGGCTGTTGCCGGTGCTGTGCCAGGACCATGGCCTGACCCTGGACCAGGTGGTGGCCATCGCCAGCCACGATGGCGGCAAGCAGGCGCTGGAGACGGTGCAACGGCTGTTGCCGGTGCTGTGCCAGGACCATGGCCTGACCCCGGACCAGGTCGTGGCCATCGCCAGCCACGATGGCGGCAAGCAGGCGCTGGAGACGGTGCAGCGGCTGTTGCCGGTGCTGTGCCAGGACCATGGCCTGACCCCGGCCCAGGTGGTGGCCATCGCCAGCAATGGCGGCGGCAAGCAGGCGCTGGAGAGCATTGTTGCCCAGTTATCTCGCCCTGATCCGGCGTTGGCCGCGTTGACCAACGACCACCTCGTCGCCTTGGCCTGCCTCGGCGGACGTCCTGCCCTGGATGCAGTGAAAAAGGGATTGCCGCACGCGCCGGAATTGATCAGAAGAATCAATCGCCGTATTCCCGAACGCACGTCCCATCGCGTTGCCGACTACGCGCAAGTGGTTCGCGTGCTGGAGTTTTTCCAGTGCCACTCCCACCCAGCGTACGCATTTGATGAGGCCATGACGCAGTTCGGGATGAGCAGGCACGGGTTGGTACAGCTCTTTCGCAGAGTGGGCGTCACCGAATTCGAAGCCCGCTGCGGAACGCTCCCCCCAGCCTCGCAGCGTTGGGACCGTATCCTCCAGGCATCAGGGATGAAAAGGGCCAAACCGTCCCCTACTTCAGCTCAAACACCGGATCAGGCGTCTTTGCATGCATTCGCCGATTCGCTGGAGCGTGACCTTGATGCGCCCAGCCCAATGCACGAGGGAGATCAGACGCGGGCAAGCAGCCGTAAACGGTCCCGATCGGATCGTGCTGTCACCGGCCCCTCCACACAGCAATCTTTCGAGGTGCGCGTTCCCGAACAGCGCGATGCGCTGCATTTGCCCCTCAGCTGGAGGGTAAAACGCCCGCGTACCAGGATCGGGGGCGGCCTCCCGGATCCTGGTACGCCCATCGCTGCCGACCTGGCAGCGTCCAGCACCGTGATGTGGGAACAAGATGCGGCCCCCTTCGCAGGGGCAGCGGATGATTTCCCGGCATTCAACGAAGAGGAGCTCGCATGGTTGATGGAGCTATTGCCTCAGTCAGGCTCAGTCGGAGGGACGATCTGAGGGGCGGCAGGGATTCGAGTAAGAAACCTTTACTGACAGCAAGTTAGCTCACTTTTGGCTGTGTTTTACACGAATCCCTGCCGACCCTCTACTCCGGCGCAGGCGTGAAATGCGGTTATCAATGGTGGATCGCGCGGGGTTCGCCGACAGAGCGCGTGTGGTCCGGCGTACACGTGGGCCACGAAGTCCACGGCGCGGGTGAGGCGTTATCCGTAGGGGCGATGCCCCTACACCCCTACAATCCCGGAGCATCGTCATTGGGGACCGTATGAGCTACAGACCGCAGAACAACCAAGATGGGCTTTGGTGGGAAATCGCCCTGGGCATCTGCGTCGGCCAGCTGATGACCGCAGCGTTCGCAGGTGTGGTGGCCCTGTGCCTGGGCTACTTCACGCTGCGCAGCGTCAGCGCAGGACTACCGGCACCACGATTACTGCCGGTCACTCCACAGGAAGCGGACTGAACAATGACCTTTGACACCTACGAGCGCGTAGACCTGACCGGCCCTTGGGCCGGTTTTGGTTTTCAGGGACATCGATTCTTCACACCAGAAAATTACGACATCGAGCCCTGCGGCATGCGGTACTGGGCGCTGACCTGCGCCATCGCACGGGAGTGGTCGCTGATGATGTCCGAAGAACGCAATACGCGCTCGGCGACCCCGCGAACGCCTACTGCCACCAGGTCTCCGGGGTCGCGTTTGTCTCAAGGCGCAGAAATGATCTACCTGCGGGACGTACTCGAGGGTTGGCAGGGATTCGTGTAAAAAACAGCCAAAAGTGGGTTCACTCGCTGTCAGCACAGAAATTTCTCACAACCCTCTGCCGATCCTCCATGCGGGTCCGGGATCGCCTTCATGTCTGCGCCTCACCCTGGTCGTCGAGGGTTGCCAGGATCACCCGAAGTTGTGTACTGCCATGCGGCCTGGGAAGCTATGTAGGGACCACAGACCGCTAGTCTGGAGGCGACCATGTAAAGAGGTATGCCTGATGGATCCCATTCGTTCGCGCACGCCAAGTCCTGCCCGCGAGCTTCTGCCCGGACCCCAACCGGATAGGGTTCAGCCGACTGCAGATCGGGGGGGGGCTCCGCCTGCTGGCGGCCCCCTGGATGGCTTGCCCGCTCGGCGGACGATGTCCCGGACCCGGCTGCCATCTCCCCCTGCGCCCTCGCCTGCGTTCTCGGCGGGCAGCTTCAGCGATCTGCTCCGTCAGTTCGATCCGTCGCTTCTTGATACATCGCTTCTTGATTCGATTCCTGCCGTCGGCACGCCGCATACAGCGGCTGCCCCAGCAGAGTGGGATGAGGTGCAATCGGGTCTGCGTGCAGCCGATGACCCGCCACCCACCGTGCGTGTCGCTGTCACTGCCGCGCGGCCGCCGCGCGCTAAGCCGGCCCCGCGACGGCGTGCGGCGCAACCCTCCGACGCTTCGCCGGCCGCGCAGGTGGATCTACGCACGCTCGGCTACAGTCAGCAGCAGCAAGAGAAGATCAAACCGAAGGTGCGTTCGACAGTGGCGCAGCACCACGAGGCACTGGTGGGCCATGGGTTTACACACGCGCACATCGTTGCGCTCAGCCAACACCCGGCAGCGTTAGGGACCGTTGCTGTCACGTATCAGGACATAATCAGGGCGTTGCCAGAGGCGACACACGAAGACATCGTTGGCGTCGGCAAACAGTGGTCCGGCGCACGCGCCCTGGAGGCCTTGCTCACGAAGGCGGGGGAGTTGAGAGGTCCGCCGTTACAGTTGGACACAGGCCAACTTCTCAAGATTGCAAAACGTGGCGGCGTGACCGCAGTGGAGGCAGTGCATGCATGGCGCAATGCACTGACGGGTGCCCCCCTGAACCTGACCCCGGACCAAGTGGTGGCCATCGCCAGCAATATTGGCGGCAACCAGGCGCTGGAGACGGTGCAGCGGCTGTTGCCGGTGCTGTGCCAGGCCCATGGCCTGACCCCGGACCAGGTCGTGGCCATCGCCAGCCATGGCGGCGGCAAGCAGGCGCTGGAGACGGTGCAGCGGCTGTTGCCGGTGCTGTGCCAGGACCATGGCCTGACCCCGGACCAGGTGGTGGCCATCGCCAGCAATATTGGCGGCAAGCAGGCGCTGGAGACGGTGCAGCGGCTGTTGCCGGTGCTGTGCCAGGACCATGGCCTGACCCCGGACCAGGTGGTGGCCATCGCCAGCAATGGCGGCGGCAAGCAGGCGCTGGAGACGCTGCAACGGCTGTTGCCGGTGCTGTGCCAGGCCCATGGCCTGACCCCGGACCAGGTGCTGGCCATCGCCAGCCATGGCGGCGGCAAGCAGGCGCTGGAGACGCTGCAGCGGCTGTTGCCGGTGCTGTGCCAGGACCATGGCCTGACCCCGGCCCAAGTGGTGGCCCTCGCCAGCCACGATGGCGGCAAGCAGGCGCTGGAGACGGTGCAGCGGCTGTTGCCGGTGCTGTGCCAGGACCATGGCCTGACCCCGGCCCAGGTGGTGGCCATCGCCAGCAATAGTGGCGGCAAGCAGGCGCTGGAGACGGTGCAGCGGCTGTTGCCGGTGCTGTGCCAGGACCATGGCCTGACCCCGGACCAGGTCGTGGCCATCGCCAGCAATGGCGGCGGCAAGCAGGCGCTGGAGACGGTGCAACGGCTGTTGCCGGTGCTGTGCCAGGACCATGGCCTGACCCCGGACCAGGTGGTGGCCATCGCCAGCCACGATGGCGGCAAGCAGGCGCTGGAGACGGTGCAGCGGCTGTTGCCGGTGCTGTGCCAGGACCATGGCCTGACCCCGGACCAGGTCGTGGCCATCGCCAACAATAACGGCGGCAAGCAGGCGCTGGAGACGGTGCAACGGCTGTTGCTGGTGCTGTGCCAGGCCCATGGCCTGACCCCGGACCAGGTCGTGGCCATCGCCAGCAATGGCGGCGGCAAGCAGGCGCTGGAGACGGTGCAACGGCTGTTGCCGGTGCTGTGCCAGGACCATGGCCTGACCCCGGACCAGGTGGTGGCCATCGCCAGCCATGGCGGCGGCAAGCAGGCGCTGGAGACGGTGCAGCGGCTGTTGCCGGTGCTGTGCCAGGACCATGGCCTGACCCCGGACCAGGTCGTGGCCATCGCCAGCAATGGCGGCGGCAAGCAGGCGCTGGAGACGGTGCAGCGGCTGTTGCCGGTGCTGTGCCAGGACCATGGCCTGACCCCGGACCAGGTGGTGGCCATCGCCAGCCACGATGGCGGCAAGCAGGCGCTGGAGACGGTGCAGCGGCTGTTGCCGGTGCTGTGCCAGGACCATGGCCTGACCCCGGACCAGGTGGTGGCCATCGCCAGCCATGGCGGCGGCAAGCAGGCGCTGGAGACAGTGCAGCGGCTGTTGCCGGTGCTGTGCCAGGACCATGGCCTGACCCCGGACCAGGTCGTGGCCATCGCCAGCCACGATGGCGGCAAGCAGGCGCTGGAGACGGTGCAGCGGCTGTTGCCGGTGCTGTGCCAGGACCATGGCCTGACCCCGGACCAGGTGGTGGCCATCGCCAGCCACGATGGCGGCAAGCAGGCGCTGGAGACGGTGCAGCGGCTGTTGCCGGTGCTGTGCCAGGACCATGGCCTGACCCTGGACCAGGTGGTGGCCATCGCCAGCAATATTGGCGGCAAGCAGGCGCTGGAGACGGTGCAGCGGCTGTTGCCGGTGCTGTGCCAGGACCATGGCCTGACCCCGGACCAGGTGGTGGCCATCGCCAACAATAACGGCGGCAAGCAGGCGCTGGAGACGGTGCAGCGGCTGTTGCCGGTGCTGTGCCAGGACCATGGCCTGACCCCGGACCAGGTGGTGGCCATCGCCAGCAATGGCGGCGGCAAGCAGGCGCTGGAGAGCATTGTTGCCCAGTTATCTTGCCCTGATCCGGCGTTGGCCGCGTTGACCAACGACCACCTCGTCGCCTTGGCCTGCCTCGGCGGACGTCCTGCCCTGGATGCAGTGAAAAAGGGATTGCCGCACGCGCCGGAATTGATCAGAAGAATCAATCGCCGCATTCCCGAACGCACGTCCCATCGCGTTGCCGACCTCCCCGAACGCACGTCCAATCGCGTTGCCGACCTCGCGCACGTGGTGCGCGTGCTTGGTTTTTTCCAGAGCCACTCCCACCCAGCGCAAGCATTCGATGACGCCATGACGCAGTTCGGGATGAGCAGGCACGGGTTGGTACAGCTCTTTCGCAGAGTGGGCGTCACCGAACTCGAAGCCCGCTGCGGAACGCTCCCCCCAGCCTCGCAGCGTTGGGACCGTATCCTCCAGGCATCAGGGATGAAAAGGGCCAAACCGTCCCCTACTTCAGCTCAAACACCGGATCAGGCGTCTTTGCATGCATTCGCCGATTCGCTGGAGCGTGACCTTGATGCGCCCAGCCCAATGCACGAGGGAGATCAGACGCGGGCAAGCAGCCGTAAACGGTCCCGATCGGATCGTGCTGTCACCGGCCCCTCCGCACAGCAATCTTTCGAGGTACGCGTTCCCGAACAGCGCGATGCGCTGCATTTGCCCCTCAGCTGGAGGGTAAAACGCCCGCGTACCAGGATCGGGGGCGGCCTCCCGGATCCTGGTACGCCCATCGCTGCCGACCTGGCAGCGTCCAGCACCGTGCTGTGGGAACAAGATGCGGCCCCCTTCGCAGGGGCAGCGGATGATTTCCCGGCATTCAACGAAGAGGAGCTCGCATGGTTGATGGAGCTATTGCCTCAGTCAGGCTCAGTCGGAGGGACGATCTGAGGGGCGGCAGGGATTCGAGCAAGAAACCTTTACTGACAGCAAGTTAGGGCCTGTTAACATTAATGTCTCGAGCGATTAAACTATTGGGCATGGAGATCACGCCAGCACAATTTGCACTCATCGAGCATTGCCTACCTTTGCAACGCGGCAATGTCAGCATGACCAACCTGCAGGTAGTCAACGCCCTTCTTTACGTCGCAGAGCATGGCTGCAAATGGCGCGGTCTGCCCGAGCGCTTTGGCAACTGGCATACGGTGTACACGCGCATTAACCGTTGGGCCAAGTCCGGTGTGCTGGACCGGATGTTCGCCCAATTGCAGACCTGCCAGATCGTGCGCATCAAAATCGAAGCGGTCTCGCTGGACTCCACCAGCATCAAGGTGCATCCGGATGGCACTGGCGCATTAAAAAAAACGGCCCACAATCCATCGGGAAATCGCGCGACGGATGGAACACCAAAATTCATATGGTTGCCGCAGATGCTCGAACAGCCATCACGTTCGGATTGACGCCTGGCAACGCACATGACGCACCCGCAGGCCGCGCGTTGCTTGAACACCTGGGGCCAGTGGAGCGGCCGGTTCATCTGCTGATGGATCGCGCTTACGAAGGCAATGAAACCCGCCAGTTGGCGCTCGATCTTGGCTTCGTGCCGGTGGTTCCACCCAAGTCCAATCGGGTCGATCCTTGGGAGTACGACAAGGAAATGTACAAGCGGCGCAACGAAGTGGAGAGGCTGTTCCGTCGCTTGAAGGGCTACCGACGGATTTTCACGCGCTTCGAGAAGCTGGATGTCATGTTCCTTGGCTTCCTCAGCTTCGTTCTGGTCGTTGATGGGCTTCGGATGTGTTAACAGGCCCTAGCTCACTTTTTGCTGTGTTTTACACGAATCCCTGCCGACCCTCTACTCCGGCGCAGGCGTGAAATGCGGTTATCAGTGGTGGATCGCGCGGGGTTCGCCGACAGAGCGCGTGTGGTCCGGCGTACACGTGGGCCACGAAGTCCACGGCGCGGGTGAGGCGTTATCCGTAGGGGCGTGCCCCTACACCCCTACAATCCCGGAGCATCGTCATTGGGGACCGTATGAGCTACAGACCGCAGAACAACCAAGATGGGCTTTGGTGGGAAATCGCCCTGGGCATCTGCGTCGGCCAGCTGATGACCGCAGCGTTCGCAGGTGTGGTGGCCCTGTGCCTGGGCTACTTCACGCTGCGCAGCGTCAGCGCAGGACTACCGGCACCACGATTACTGCCGGTCACTCCACAGGAAGCGGACTGAACAATGACCTTTGACACCTACGAGCGCGTAGACCTGACCGGCCCTTGGGCCGGTTTTGGTTTTCAGGGACATCGATTCTTCACACCAGAAAATTACGACATCGAGCCCTGCGGCATGCGGTACTGGGCGCTGACCTGCGCCATCGCACGGGAGTGGTCGCTGATGATGTCCGAAGAACGCAATACGCGCTCGGCGACCCCGCGAACGCCTACTGCCACCAGGTCTCCGGGGGCGCGTTTGTCTCAAGGCGCAGAAATGATCTACCTGCGGGACGTACTCGAGGGTTGGCAGGGATTCGTATAAAAAAACAGCCAAAAGTGGGTTCACTCGCTGTCAGCACAGAAATTTTTCACAACCTTCTGCCGATCCTCCATGCGGGTCCGGGATCGCCTTCATGTCTGCGCCTCACCCTGGTCGTCGAGGGTTGCCAGGATCACCCGAAGTTGTGTACTGCCATGCGGCCTCGGAAGCTATGTAGGGACCACAGACCGCTAGTCTGGAGGCAACCATGTAAAGAGGTATGCCTGATGGATCCCATTCGTTCACGCACGCCAAGTCCTGCCCGCGAGCTTCTGCCCGGCCCCCAACCGGATAGGGTTCAGCCGACTGCAGATCGGGGGGGGGCTCCGCCTGCTGGCGGCCCCCTGGATGGCTTGCCCGCTCGGCGGACGATGTCCCGGACCCGGCTGCCATCTCCCCCTGCGCCCTCGCCTGCGTTCTCGGCGGGCAGCTTCAGCGATCTGCTCCGTCAGTTCGATCCGTCGCTTCTTGATACATCGCTTCTTGATTCGATGCCTGCCGTCGGCACGCCGCATACAGCGGCTGCCCCAGCAGAGTGCGATGAGGTGCAATCGGGTCTGCGTGCAGCCGATGACCCGCCACCCACCGTGCGTGTCGCTGTCACTGCCGCGCGGCCGCCGCGCGCCAAGCCGGCCCCGCGACGGCGTGCGGCGCAACCCTCCGACGCTTCGCCGGCCGCGCAGGTGGATCTACGCACGCTCGGCTACAGTCAGCAGCAGCAAGAGAAGATCAAACCGAAGGTGCGTTCGACAGTGGCGCAGCACCACGAGGCACTGGTGGGCCATGGGTTTACACACGCGCACATCGTTGCGCTCAGCCAACACCCGGCAGCGTTAGGGACCGTTGCTGTCACGTATCAGGACATAATCAGGGCGTTGCCAGAGGCGACACACGAAGACATCGTTGGCGTCGGCAAACAGTGGTCCGGCGCACGCGCCCTGGAGGCCTTGCTCACGGAGGCGAGGGAGTTGAGAGGTCCGCCGTTACAGTTGGACACAGGCCAACTTCTCAAGATTGCAAAACGTGGCGGCGTGACCGCAGTGGAGGCAGTGCATGCATGGCGCAATGCACTGACGGGTGCCCCCCTGAACCTGACCCCGGACCAAGTGGTGGCCATCGCCAGCAATATTGGCGGCAACCAGGCGCTGGAGACGGTACAGCGGCTGTTGCCGGTACTGTGCCAGGACCATGGCCTGACCCCGGACCAGGTCGTGGCCATCGCCAGCCATGGCGGCAAGCAGGCGCTGGAGACGGTGCAGCGGCTGTTGCCGGTGCTGTGCCAGGACCATGGCCTGACCCCGGACCAGGTGGTGGCCATCGCCAGCAATATTGGCGGCAAGCAGGCGCTGGAGACGGTGCAGCGGCTGTTGCCGGTGCTGTGCCAGGCCCATGGCCTGACCCCGGCCCAGGTGGTGGCCATCGCCAGCAATAACGGCGGCAAGCAGGCGCTGGAGACGGTGCAGCGGCTGTTGCCGGTGCTGTGCCAGGCCCATGGCCTGACCCCGGCCCAGGTGGTGGCTATCGCCAGCAATAACGGCGGCAAGCAGGCGCTGGAGACGGTGCAACGGCTGTTGCCGGTGCTGTGCCAGGCCCATGGCCTGACCCCGGACCAAGTGGTGGCCATCGCCAACAATAACGGCGGCAAGCAGGCGCTGGAGACGGTGCAGCGGCTGTTGCCGGTGCTGTGCCAGGACCATGGCCTGAGTCCGGACCAGGTGGTGGCCATCGCCAACAATAACGGCGGCAAGCAGGCGCTGGAGACGCTGCAGCGGCTGTTGCCGGTGCTGTGCCAGACCCATGCCCTGACCCCGGACCAGGTGGTGGCCATCGCCAACAATAACGGCGGCAAGCAGGCGCTGGAGACGGTGCAGCGGCTGTTGCCGGTGCTGTGCCAGGACCATGGCCTGACCCCGGACCAGGTGGTGGCCATCGCCAGCCACGATGGCGGCAAGCAGGCGCTGGAGACGGTGCAGCGGCTGTTGCCGGTGCTGTGCCAGGACCATGGCCTGACCCCGGACCAGGTGGTGGCCATCGCCAGCAATATTGGCGGCAAGCAGGCGCTGGAGACGGTGCAGCGGCTGTTGCCGGTGCTGTGCCAGGACCATGGCCTGACCCCGGACCAGGTGGTGGCCATCGCCAGCAATAGTGGCGGCAAGCAGGCGCTGGAGACGGTGCAGCGGCTGTTGCCGGTGCTGTGCCAGGACCATGGCCTGACCCCGGCCCAGGTGGTGGCCATCGCCAGCCATGGCGGCGGCAAGCAGGCGCTGGAGACGGTGCAGCGGCTGTTGCCGGTGCTGTGCCAGGCCCATGGCCTGACCCCAGACCAGGTCGTGGCCATCGCCAGCCACGATGGCGGCAAGCAGGCGCTGGAGACGGTGCAGCGGCTGTTGCCGGTGCTGTGCCAGGCCCATGGCCTGACCCCGAACCAGGTGGTGGCCATCGCCAGCAATATTGGCGGCAAGCAGGCGCTGGAGACGGTGCAACGGCTGTTGCCGGTGCTGTGCCAGGACCATGGCCTGACCCCGGCCCAGGTGGTGGCCATCGCCAGCAATGGCGGCAAGCAGGCGCTGGAGACGGTGCAGCGGCTGTTGCCGGTGCTGTGCCAGGCTCATGGCCTGACCCCGGACCAAGTGGTGGCCATCGCCAGTAATAGTGGCGGCAAGCAGGCGCTGGAGACGGTGCAGCGGCTGTTGCCGGTGCTGTGCCAGGACCATGGCCTGACCCCGAACCAAGTGGTGGCCATCGCCAGCAATATTGGCGGCAAGCAGGCGCTGGAGACGGTGCAGCGGCTGTTGCCGGTGCTATGCCAGGACCATGGCCTGACCCCGGACCAGGTGGTGGCCATCGCCAGCAATATTGGCGGCAAGCAGGCGCTGGAGACGGTGCAGCGGCTGTTGCCGGTGCTGTGCCAGGACCATGGCCTGACCCTGGACCAGGTGGTGGCCATCGCCAGCCACGATGGCGGCAAACAGGCGCTGGAGACGGTGCAACGGCTGTTGCCGGTGCTGTGCCAGGCCCATGGCCTGACCCCGTACCAGGTGGTGGCCATCGCCAGCAATGGCGGCAAGCAGGCGCTGGAGACGGTGCAGCGGCTGTTGCCGGTGCTGTGCCAGGCCCATGGCCTGACCCCGAACCAGGTGGTGGCCATCGCCAGCAATAGTGGCGGCAAGCAGGCGCTGGAGACGGTGCAGCGGCTGTTGCCGGTGCTGTGCCAGGACCATGGCCTGACCCCGAACCAGGTGGTGGCCATCGCCAGCAATATTGGCGGCAAGCAGGCGCTGGAGACGGTGCAGCGGCTGTTGCCGGTGCTGTGCCAGGACCATGGCCTGACCCCGAACCAGGTGGTGGCCATCGCCAGCAATGGCGGCAAGCAGGCGCTGGAGAGCATTGTTGCCCAGTTATCTCGCCCTGATCCGGCGTTGGCCGCGTTGACCAACGACCACCTCGTCGCCTTGGCCTGCCTCGGCGGACGTCCTGCCCTGGATGCAGTGAAAAAGGGATTGCCGCACGCGCCGGAATTGATCAGAAGAATCAATCGCCGTATTCCCGAACGCACGTCCCATCGCGTTCCCGACCTCGCGCACGTGGTTCGCGTGCTTGGTTTTTTCCAGAGCCACTCCCACCCAGCGCAAGCATTCGATGACGCCATGACGCAGTTCGGGATGAGCAGGCACGGCTTGGTACAGCTCTTTCGCAGAGTGGGCGTCACCGAATTCGAAGCCCGCTACGGAACGCTCCCCCCAGCCTCGCAGCGTTGGGACCGTATCCTCCAGGCATCAGGGATGAAAAGGGCCAAACCGTCCCCTACTTCAGCTCAAACACCGGATCAGGCGTCTTTGCATGCATTCGCCGATTCGCTGGAGCGTGACCTTGATGCGCTCAGCCCAATGCACGAGGGAGATCAGACGCGGGCAAGCAGCCGTAAACGGTCCCGATCGGATCGTGCTGTCACCGGCCCCTCCGCACAGCAATCTTTCGAGGTGCGCGTTCCCGAACAGCGCGATGCGCTGCATTTGCCCCTCAGCTGGAGGGTAAAACGCCCGCGTACCAGGATCGGGGGCGGCCTCCCGGATCCTGGTACGCCCATCGCTGCCGACCTGGCAGCGTCCAGCACCGTGATGTGGGAACAAGATGCGGCCCCCTTCGCAGGGGCAGCGGATGATTTCCCGGCATTCAACGAAGAGGAACTCGCATGGTTGATGGAGCTATTGCCTCAGTCAGGCTCAGTCGGAGGGACGATCTGAGGGGCGGCAGGGATTCGAGTAAGAAACTGTCCTGGTCTAATTCTCGTGGACACCTCGATAGGGGATGATCATCCCAACGAGGACCGAACCCGATATGACATCCCGCCCGCGTAGGAATTTCGATACTGCCTTCAAGCTGCACGTGGTGCAGATGATCCGAGACCAAGGTCTGAGTGTGGGTCAGGTGTGCCGCGACCTGTGATCTGGTCGATAGCGCCGTGCGCCGCTGGTTGGCCCAGTACCAAGCCGAGCAGAGCGGCCAGCCGGGACAAGGCCGGCCGCTGACGCCCGAGCAGCAACGCATCCGTGAATTGGAGCGGGAAAACCAACGGCTGCGTGAGGACAACAGCCTGTTAAAAAAAGCGTCGGCCTTCTTCGCCCGGGAACTGAAGTGATCCAGCAGATGATCCAGCAGTGGCAGGAGAAGGCCAGAACCGCCCGGCTGTGCCGGTTGCTGGGGGTGAGTCGTTCGGGGGTGTATGCGGCGCGCCGACGGCGACCGGCTCCACGCGCTGATGTACTTGCGGCAGCGGTGCAGACGGCCTTCCAGGCCAGCGGCGGCAACTATGGCAGCCGTCGATTGAGCGCCAGCCTGAAGGCCCAGGGCCTGCCCGCTGGTCGCCACCGGGTCCGCCGCCTGATAAAGCGCCACGGGCTGAAGGCGCGCTGGAAACGCAAGTTCACCCACACCACCGACAGCCGGCACGACTTGCCTGTGGCGGCCAACGTTCTGGATCGGCGCTTCAAGCCCAGTGCTGCGGACCAAGCCTGGGTGGCCGACATCACCTACATCCGCACCGAGCGCGGCTGGCTGTATCTGGCCGCCGTGCTGGACCTGTACTCGCGCAAGATCGTTGGCTGGGCGATGGCACCGAGCATGCCTGCCGAGCTGGTGTGCTGCGCCTTGCAGATGGCCATCGTCCTGCGCCAGCCCAAGCCGGGACTGATCATGCATACCGACCGCGGTAGCCAATACGCCAGTCAGGCCCACCGTGATCTGCTGGCGGCGGCTTCAACTCTGGATCGCAACACCAACGGTTGTGACGTGATCCAGGCGACCTGACCTGAGCGACTTCACCGCCAAGTGGAGTTGCCCATGTCATCCAGCCGCCTTGACCTATCGGAACGATACCGTCTGCATGCGTTATATGAAACCGGGATGTCGATGCGCGCCATCGCCGATGTATTGGCGCGTGCGCCCAGCACGATCAGTCGTGAGCTGTGCCGCAATCAGCACGCTGCGCGGTACCGGCCCGATCACGCGCAGCGCATCAGCGAGCATCGGCGCGCACAGGCCAGCCGGCGACCACGTATCGACGCTGAGCGTATCGGCCAGATCGAGGACCTGCTGAGGGAGGACTTCAGTCCCTAACAGATTGCCGGTCGCACCTGCTTGGCCAGTCACGAATGGATCTATCGGCACATCTATGCCGACCAGAAGCGCGGTGGTCAGTTGTTCATGCATCTACGCAAACGCCGCCGCAAGCGCCGTCGGCGTGGCATGCGCGATGGCCGCGGGCAGCTGACGCATCGGCGCAGCTGGACACAGCGCCCCAGTGTGGTTGAGCGGCGAAGCCGCATCGGCGACTGGGAGCTGGATACCATCAGGGCCTCGCACGGAAAGGGCGTGGTGGTCAGCATGACCGAACGCCGCAGTCGCCTGCATCTGCTGGCTTAG